GGACATTGTCCCAGATATTCAGCACGGTGGATTTTACATTCTCCATAGCTCCACGCACTGATTCCGGCATCGCATTCCATGCAGTAGAAACAGCACTTTTTACTGAATTGACTGTATTTTTCACCCCATCAGAAATCGTTGCCCACGTTGAGGAGACCGTTCCCTTGATATCAAGCTGTCCGGTTGAGATAGTATTCTTGATCGCCGTCCACGCAGTTGAAACGGTGTTCTTTACGCCGGTTGTGGCGGTTGAAACAACGTCTTTTACCGCATTCCAACCGGTGCTGGTTGCGGTTCTTATGTTGCCGAGAGAAGTTGTAATAGATGTCGTGATATTTGTCCAGCCTGTTTTTACGCTGTCTCCGATGCTGGTTAGGACAGTACTCATATTTGTCTGAATGCTGCTCCAGATGTTCGTCACTTCTGTTAGCGTATCCTGCATGAACGTCTGCACCGTTGTCACGATGTTGCTCATGGCATTCTGGAATGTGTCGGTCAGAGCCGTTGTCACGTTAGTTCCAAACGTGCTGAGTGCATCGTCCACCATGCTTGCATTTGCAGTGATGCCGTCAGCCAGACCTTGCATGAAGTCCGGCATCCAGCTTTCAAAGTCTGTCAGAGGACCTTCATCCGGCACGGAAAAATGCAGGAAACTGCGGATTGTGTCAGCGACACCAGTTACAGCGTCCGCAACCCAATCGATACAGCTCTTGATTCCGTCCACAATGCCACTAATAATATCAGCACCCCAGTTCCATGCCTCGCTTGCAAGATTTTTCACGAATCCGACAGCCTTATCAAAGCCACCCTTAATCGTATCGTAGATAGCACTGATTGTGGTGGAAATCGCCGATTTTACGCTGTTCCAGATGCTTGAGACGGTGGTCTGAATTGCGGTCATTACATTGCTTACAGTCGATTTGATTGCGTTCCAAACACTTGAAATAACGCCTGAAATCGTATTCATGACGCTTGACACCGCACCGCTGATTGTATTCCAAACAGAAGAAATTATCGACCAGATTGCATTCATATTGTCCGTGATAAAGCCGGAGATTGCGTTCCATACGGTTGTTATGATACTTGAAATCGTGTCCATAACCGTAGAAATCGCCGTAGAAATGACATTCCAGATAGTTTCAAAGAGCGTTTTGATGCCCTCTAAAATCGGGGTGATGAACGCAACGATAGCGTTCCAGATTGCAGAAATTTTCTCTGAAATCCAGTCCATGACTCGACTGATAATGATGTGGATTGCTTCAAAAATTGTCTCGAAGAGATATTGGAAAGCTTCCAACAGCGGTGAAATGAACTCATAAATCGTATTCCAGACGGTTGAGATGACGTTGTAAATGGTATCAAGAACTGTAGAAATTGCTGTCGAAATCGCATCCCAGATAGTTGTTATTACGAACTGCACAGCAGCAATTTTTTCAGATACATAAGTGTAAATTGCATCCCAGATGCCAACGAAAAAGTCTCTGATACCTGTCCAGATTGAAGTGAAAAAGTCACCAATCGCTGTGAATGTATCGGAAACGAATGTTGTGATGCTGTCCCAGATGCCGACAAAAAAATCCTTGATTGCCGTCCAAACCTCATCCCACGAAGTCCCGAACCAACCAAGGAAAACATCTGCGACACCTTTCAGCACATCAAGAATGTTACTGAACGTATTCTTGATAAAGTCCCATATGCCAGTAAAAATACTCTTGATACCGCTCCAACACTGATCCCAATCGCCTGTAAATAGTCCGATGAAAACATCCAGAACGCCCAGAATTACGTCAGTTACAGTATCAAAAATGTTTGCAATCTGATTGAAAACGCCCTCAAAAACAGGGGCAAGCACATTGCACAGAGTATCCCATACAGCCTTAACAACATCGCCGAAACTTTCAAAATTGAAGCCCAGAGCGTTCAGCCTGTCCACGATTCCAGAGGTGAGACGTTCAAAAGTTGCCTGAATATTCTCCCAGATGCTGAGAATACTGTTTTTGAAATCCTCGTTTGTATTCCATAAATGCACGAATGCCGCCACAAGAGCCGCAACTGCCGCAACAATAGCGAGAATCACACCCATTGAAACGCCCAACGCTCCGGTCAAAGCAGTGATGCCACCCTGAACCGCAGTTATCATAGAGGGGATTTTTCCGACAAGGGAAAGAATACTTCCCACGCTTGAAATTACCTTACCGACCACAATTAAAAGAGGTCCAATAGTCGCCGCCACAAGTGCAATTTTCACAATCGTCTCCTTAACGGACGGGTCAAGGGCGTTCAGCTTGTCAACCATTTTCTGAATCACGTCAACGACTTGTTTTATCACGGGCATGAGAAGTTCGCCGAAAGAAATAGCAAGCCCCTCCAGTGCAGATTTCAGAATCGTAATTTGACCGGATAAGTTGTCAAGCTGCGTGTCTGCCATTTGCTGAGCCGCACCGCCACTGTCAATGATAGACTGCTGTAAATCGTCCCAAGTATCGCCGGTATTGGCGAGCAGAGCGTTGACAGATGATAGGTCGGTTTTATTGAAAATCGTGCTGATAATGTTATTTTTATCAGCCGAGGTCATACCCTCCATACTTTTATTGAGGTCACCGAGAATGTCGTTCAGCGAACGCATATTTCCCTCGGAATCGTATACATCAACCCCCAATTGCTCCATGCAGGCGGCAGCGGTATCGGTCGGGCTTTGCAAAGACAAAATTACATTTCTCAGGTGCGTACCGCCCTCTGCACCCTTAATGCCATTGTTGGCAAGAATACCAAGAGCCGTGTTCAGTTCAGCAGTGCCACCCTTAATTGACTTTGCAGTCGCACCGATTGTAAGGATTCCTTCACCAAGCTGTGCAACGGAAGTATTCGTCGACGATGCCGTTTTCGCCATCTGGTCGACCATTTTCTCCGACTCGTCAACTCCCATGCCCAGTGCAGACATTGCATCCGTCACCATGTCGGAAGCGGTTGCAAGGTCGATGTTTCCGGCAGCCGCAAGGTTCAGAACTGTAGGCAGGGTGTCACACATCTGTTCCGTATTGTAGCCTGCGAGGGCGAGGTAGTTGAGAGCCTCAGCACAGTCGCTTGCGGAAAATGCCGTTTCAGAACCCATTTTCTTTGCCAATGCGGACAGCGTGTCCATAGTGTTCACGGACTGACCGTTCACGGTTGACATTGCATCCTTGGTAATCCCCATGGTAGCTTGCACCTGCGACATGGAGCTTTCAAAATTGGAAGCCGTGCTGACTGCCGCCGTTCCCAGTGCAGTTATGCCTGCGGTTACGGGAAGCAATTTTGTTCCGGCGGAGGAAATTTTGTCGCCGATTGCTGTCATTTTTTCACCGGCTGCCGAAATTTTCTGCAACGCTGTAGAAGCGTTGACGGCTTGTTCTTCCAACTTTTTTAAATCCTGTTCGGTTTCGATGATTTCACGCTGGAGTGCGTCATATTGCTCCTTGGAAATATCGCCATTTGCCAATGCTTCATTTGCCTGTTCAGCGGCAGTTTTCAAGGTCGACAGTTTCTCTTTTGTATCCGAAATCGCATCTTTCAGAAGCTTCTGTTTCTGTGCCAGCAACTCTGTATTGGTTGGGTCAAGTTTCAGAAGTTTCTCAACGTCTTTTAGCTGTGACTGCGTGTTTTTGATGTTCTTGTTGACGCCTTCTAAAGCCTTGGAGAGCTTGGTAGTGTCACCGCCAATTTCGACGGTTATGCCTTTAATGCGGTTTGCCATGAGTTTCACCTCCTATTCGCTATGAATGAAAATACACACTAAAATTTATCGAAATCAGACTGTCCTGCAATCTCCGTCCACCCGTCAAAATCATCTCGCTCACGTTCACAGAACATATCATTTATCAAACCTATTGTAAGCAAATCCAGCTCGGTCATTGATAAACCGAGTTGTTTGCATCTTAGTAGAAACAGCGGAGTTGTCATCGGTCTGTCAGTCTGGCGATGTTTTTTTTAGATTCAATCTGGGTTGCGGTATTCAAGCCCCATAGTTCAATCAGCTGAGGAAGAATCTGATAAATTGAAAAAGTGTTGAACTGCTCCAGAAATTCATCCGGATTATCTGGGACATTCTCAGGATCAGCGTGTTTTGCGGTGATATATGCAATGTTTTCAAAGACTTCCAGACTTTCAATATTCAGCCCCGAATTTTCTTCATCGCCGTTCTGCACGTCTTTCTGCAAAGAAGCAAAATCCTGATAAATATCCCTGCCGAACTTCAGACGGTAAAGGCGAGGTACAGCCGCACTCGCTTTGAACGGAACATCAATGCCGTCGATTGTAATAATCTTCTTAATAGCCACTTTATCTCACCTCACTTGGTCGTTGTACTGGTCGTTTTTGATGTCGTAAACGTCGGAATATACACGGAATTATACCAGTTATTATAAATCGTTTCGTCCGTATTTTCGCAGGTTTTAGACTTGACCAGACCGTCCGGCAGAGCCGATGCTGTCAGCGATAGTGTCTCTGTCTTGACCTCTGTGCTTTCCTCCGTGGTGGAACTTTCCGTTGCAGGACGGCTTGCGGTACAGCAGTACATGACGTGGCGAATGTGATTTTTGTCACCCGAAAATTCAAAAAGCAGTGCAAACTGCTGCGGTTCAGCATCATTCTTCTCCACCAGCACACCTTTCGTATCGAGAATTTCTCCCAGAATTTCCGTTGCAAAATCGGTGGTGATGAGGGCAATCTCAAGGTCACCGGTGTAACCAGCGTTGTTGTTGATAACGTAGTAAACTGTATTATCGGCGTAGAACGATTCATTTTCGCCATTGGCATCAATACTCAGCGATACAGCACCGGGCAGTCTCACGGGCGTATCAAAGGTAGGAACACCGTCATCAGACCACGCTGTGATTTTAGCCCAATGCACCTTGTTCAAACCAAACTTAACTTTATTCTTTTTCAGAGCCATTTTCAGACCAACCTCCTTCTTAGGCATCCATTTCATAAAGCACTTCATACATCTTTTCCGATGCAATCCAGCTTTCAGTTTTCGTATAAAATATCTCATGTGCATAAAGCACAAACTCAATTTCTTCCTCTAAATCCGGTGATTTCTTGTCAGTGTACAGCTCAATATCCAGCTTTTTGAAACTATGATACACCACATTATCCGCACCGAAAGTATGCTCTCCGGGAGAAAGAAAAAGCAGAAAGGGCGGATTTGGACTCTCGCCCTCGGCAAAGTGATGATACGCAAAGGGCAGACCCATTTCACGCATCATTTCTGCAATATCCTCATATGTCACAGGAATCACCTCAACGCTTTCTCTATCAGGTTTTCGAGCATTTCTGCACCTTTTTCCTCAGCAGGAGCAATATGCGGACGGGCAGACACACGTCCTCCGCCACGCTTTGCATGACCCTTTTCCAAAAGATGCGCAAGCTGATAGCGATTTTTGGAATGCACCGTCATCTGCAATTCGTGGCTGTTCTCAGACACTTTTGATGCCGTCCAACTTTTCTTGTATGCTCCCGATTTGACAGGTGCGTTCTCCATGATTTCTTTCTTGACAGTCGTCGCAGTCTTGCGGACGGCTTTTTTCATTTCCGTATCCGCAAGGTCGGCATATTCTGACAAGCCTTTCATAATTTCACTTGCCATGTCGTCAATAGATGTCATCGGGGACGCCTGCCTTTCTCGCAACAGCGGTGATTTTGATGTAATCATTGCGCACAAAATCCGGTACAATTCCGGTAATATCATACTCTAAGTCACGAAAGAGAATGCGATTAACTGTAGTCGACAGACGGACAGTTTGAGGATTCTGACGGACTATAAATTGAACTGTTTGCACTTCCTTGCTAACGCCTGCATCGTCAGATTCTGTAGATGTTTTGACGGAAACACACGTCCAACAAGAATAAGCTTCATCCCACTTTGCGATATGATTTCCAATCTCATCAATTACAGTTCTGTTTTCAAGAATCGTAATTCGCTGATTCAATTTCCCGATTTCCAATCAAATCACATCCTCTCGTTGTGCAAAAAGTAATGCCCGAATCACCAGCGTTAATTTCAAAAAGTCCGCAGTATTGCGGTTTTCGTAGAGATAAGAAATTGTGTAAAGCATAGCCTGCCGTGTGGTTTCCTCATTTTCCGCAAACTGTTCTTCGTTCATTCTGCCAACGTCCATGCACAATTTTTTCGCTGTGTCGAGGAGTGAGAGGATGAGTTTATCGTCGTCCTCCCAGTCAACACGCAGATAATTTTTAGCCTCAGCTAGCGTAATCATGACATCACGCCTTTGCCGTTCCGCCCTTGACGGTAAGTGTCTTGACAGCTTCCGGCAGAATCAGACGACCGTCCACACGCTCCGATGCAAGGAAGCCAACCTGTCCGTTCATGGCGAACAGCTCATTCAATCTCTTGAGAGAACGACCCTGACGGTCGGCGATCCAATAATACGAGAAGTCACCGAATGCAATAGCCTTTTTGCCTGCATCAATAGTCGGTGCATAAACGGAAGTTACGTAAGGACGATTGAGAATCGTGTCGGGGATTCCGTCAGATACGGAGGGCTGCCAGATGAAATTTCCGGTACTGTCCTTGACCTTGCGGAGTGCCTTGACCGTCTGCTCGTTGAGAATCCAAACAGCCTTCTTTCTGTATGGGGATTTCAGCGAGTAGAAAAGTTCCATCATATCGTCAAATGTGATTGTCGCACCGGTTGTGGTTGCACCATTTTCCGCACCGCCGATATCAGCGAAAATGCCGGTCGGCTTGCCCTTGCCGTCGCCGATGAGGAATGCTTCTTCTTCCTTTGCACCGATTCTGCGACCGAATTCCTTAGCGATGTACGCAGGAAGGTCGAAAACGCTGTCATTGAGAAGCTCTTCCGAAATCTTGATTGCCGTGCCAACCTTGTAGGCAGAGAGGGCAATCTGACCGAAAGTGTCATCGGAAAGGCTATAGGCTTCCTCTTCTTCGAGCCACGCCGCTTCACCCTTTGAAGTTACAATCGGGATTTTTCTGTCGCCGGAAGAAGTGTTGATTTTGGTTGCCAGCGGACGGAAAATATTCTCTTCTTCAAGGCTTTCAATCAGCTTCTTTTCGAACTCGTCTGGACACAGATAGCCGCCCTCGGAGTCCGTGCCAATCTGCAAATCGTTGCGGACATCCACGAAATTTCTGTTGCGGATGTTGTTCCAGAAAGCGTCCCTGTATTCATCGGTTGCAATGGACGGTTTCGTAGGGTCGGTAGTGCGGCTTCCGGGCTTGTTTGTAATCGGCTCAGATGTGGGAGCATTCATCTCCGCCTCAATTGCCGCCTGTCTTTCAAGACGCTGAATCTCCTTGCCAAGGTCGACAATCTGCTGCTCGTAGGCATCATAGGTCTTGCTATCCTCCTCAGAAAGTGTGCCGTTTGCCTGTCTCTTGCTGTCAAGGAAATCACGGGCGGTATCCCAAGCCTTCGCTCTTTTTTCTCTCAGTTCCTGAATGGTCATATACATTCCTCCAATCAATATTTCAAAAGTTCCAGCCGTTTTTCAAGCTGGGAAATTGGTGTGCCACCGCCGTGTTCAGCAGTGATTTTCTGCAGAAATGCCTGCATTGGTTTTCCGGCAGAATACTGCATGGCAGTGTATTTCTTTTCGCCTGAACTATCATTATCCGTATAGTTTTTGTCGGGTTCTTCCGGCTCATCTTCCTCTGGTTCGGAAGTACTCTTCTTATTGTCAAAAAGAATGCCGTCAACAAAGCCAAGCTGTAGTGCTTTTTCTGCATTCATCCATGTCTCTTCATCCATTAGCTTTGAGATTTTGTTGCGGCTCAGACCCGTCTTTCGGACGTAGGCGTTGAGGATACCTTCCTTGACCTCCTCCAGAAGTTCAATCGCTTTTTCCATGTCAGCCTTGTTCCCACTTGCCAAAGTCATGGGGTTATGAATCATCAGGTACCCCGTCGGACTGATCAGAGTTTCATCTCCGGACATAGCAACAACCGATGCTGCTGACGCTGCAATGCCGTCTATTTTGACAGTAATTTTGCCTTTGTGATTTCGTAGCATCGTGTAAATCTGACTTGCAGAAAAGCAATCTCCCCCCGGACTATTCAGCCAAATGGTCAGATTTCCATTGATTTTTGATAGTTCATCACGAAAAATAGCAGGAGTAATTTCATCACCCCACCAGCATTCGTTAGAAATAGGACCGTCAAAAATCAGTTCCATTTCTCCGGTACTTTCGTCTTTCACGAAATTCCAGAATTTCTTGCTCATTTCTCTTCCTCGCTTTCATTTTTAGTGTAAGCAATCCCAGCGTCCTGAAGGCGGCTCATCGAACCGTTACAAAGGTAGAGATTACCGCCAAATTCCTCCGGAATTGCGTTCATATCTTCTAGTTCACGAATATCGTTTGCCGACATCCAGCCGTTCTGACGAGCAGTTGCATAGCCCTGCATTCTGCTTGCATAGTCGCCACGGAGCAGTCCCTCCACATTAAATTTGATGAAGTATTTGCTTTTGTCAGAGTCGCTGAGTAAATCTTTTTGAAAGCCCTGTTCCCAGCGGACAATCCACGGGTCGAGGGAATACTTCACGAAATCCAGCGACAAATGTTCTACGTTGCTAAACGTCGCATGATCGAGGTCGCCAATCATGTGAAGAGGCACACGATACAAACGTGCAATTTCCTCAATCTGAAACTTTCTCGTTTCAAGGAATTGTGCCTCGTTGTTGGGAATCGCAATCGGTGTGAACTTCATGCCCTCTTCGAGGACGGCAACCTTGTGAGAGTTTCTCCCGCCGTATGCACTATGCCATGCATCCCTGACTCTTTCGGGATTTTTGATCACGCCCGGATGCTCTAACACACCACTGGGGCTTGCACCGTTTGCAAAAAACGTTGCGCCGTATTCCTCGCAGGCGATAGAAATTCCGATTGCATTTTTCGCCATTGCAATCGGCGAATACCCCACAAGACCATCGTATCCAAGACCCGGAATATGCAGCACATCTTCTGAACGGAGAACAATATCACCCTGACTTTTCAAGTTCGGGTTAGCCTCATCGTATCGACTGTAAATGTATATCAGGCGATTTTTCTCATCACGGTCAACCTTGACCTTGTCAGGCATCAGCGGATACAAACCGATGACATCACCTCTGCCGTTGCGGATAATTTGTGCATAAGCGTTGCCGTAAATCAGAAGGTGACTCATTAGCGTTTCCCGGAAAACAAATGAGGTCATTTCCGGATTTGGTTGGTCGTGCAGCAAAAAATAGAGCGGATGCTGTGGAACTCGCTCTTTTCCTTTATCGGTGTACTGATAGACGTGCAGCGGAAGCTGTGCAATCGCCTCCGACAGCACCCTTACGCAGGCATACACGGCGGTATGCTGCATTGCTGTTCTGTCATTGACTCGTTTTCCGCTGTTTGTCCGACCGAAAAAATAACTGTAGGACGGGCTGTCGTAGCTGTTCTTTGGCTTGTCACGGCTGTGAAAAAGTCCGCTGAAAATGCTCATAAAATCACTCCTCTTTTTTTGATTTGCTATTGACTTTTGATAGCATTTGTGCTATCATAGTAATAGAAGATATATCTATGGAGAAAATAAAAATGTATCAAATTGAATTTTACGAAAAAGAAAATGGTGACTCTGATGTCTGGGATTTTCTTGAGGAAATGCGAAATAAGTCTGATAAAAGCAAAGATGCAAGAATACAATATAATCAGCTTATGCTTCACATTGAATTGCTACAACGAAGTGGAACGAAACTTCCTCAAAATATTACCAAGCATATAGAAGAAGATATATGGGAGTTGCGACCCGGGAATAACCGTGTATTCTATTTCTATTACTGCAATGATACATTTGTCTTGCTGCACCATTTCAGAAAAAAGTCTCAAAAAACGCCGAAACGGGAAATCGAAAAAGCAAAGGCTGAACGTGATGATTACTTGTCCAGAAAGGGGAAATGATTTATGAGAACTTGGAACGATTATAAAGAACATGTCAAAGCTGTCGATTCTAACGGAAAAGCTGACATTGAAGAAATGGAAACTGTTGCAGCGATTATCGCTACACTGATTGAACAGCGTAATGCTCTTGGTTATTCTCAAAGGCAGCTTGCAGATTTATGTCATATGCCACAGTCGTCCATTGCAAGGATTGAATCCTGCAAGACTGTTCCCAATCTTGAAACGCTAATCAGAATTATGAAACCGCTTGGATTAACTTTAACTGCGCAAACTGCACAATAATCAATCAACAGAGGCAGCCTTCTATTTTGGCAGAAGGCTGTCTTTCTTTATGGTTGACGCAAATGTTACATCACAAAAAGCGGTCTTTCATCATAAACACTCGCTCCGGAGTCACCAGAACCACACCGAATTGCACGGTCAAGCGCCATAATCAACGCCACCGCACCGTCAATTTTCTCCGTGGATTTTTCCTTGTCCGGCTTGATATTTCCGGCAGGGTCACGGCGAATGAAGATATTATCCATCATCCAGCGTAGGACGGGTTGACCGCCGTGGGCGAGTTTTTTCTCAAGGGTCAATTTCATCAGTTCTTTCGTAGGAGGGCTCATGTCTTTGAATCCCTGACCGAACTGAACGAGGGTAAATCCCAGTCCCTCAAGATTCTGCGACATCTGCACAGCACCCCAACGGTCAAAGGCAATTTCACGGATATTGAAATACTTTCCGAGGTCGTCGATGAATTGTTCAATGAAACCGTAATGTACCACATTGCCCTCGGTTGTCATGATATGCCCTTGACGTTCCCAGACATCATAGGGAACATGGTCACGACGTACACGTAATTCAAGGGTTTCTTCCGGCAGCCAAAAATACGGCAGAATGTAATATTTATCATCATCTGCGGTCGGTGGGAACACCAGCACAAATGCCGTTATATCGGTAGTCGATGAAAGGTCAAGTCCGCCATAGCATACACGCCCTTTCAGTTCTTCTGGGCTTACCGTAAAATTGCAAGCGTCCCATTTTTTCATGGGCATCCAGCGGACTGACTGTTTTACCCACTGGTTCAATCGCAACTGACGGAATGCATTTTCCTCACCGGGATTCTGCCTTGCGGAGTCGCAGGCAGCCTGAACCTTATCCAGTCCCACGGTAATTCCGAGAGACGGATTTGCCTTTTTCCAGACCGTCGGTGAAGTCCAATCCTCGTTTTCATCTGCACCATAAATCACAGGGTAAAATGTCGGGTCGATTTTACGCCCCTCAATGATATCCTTTGCTTTCTGATGCACCTCATAACAGATTGAATTTGTATCCGTTCCGGCTGTTGTAATCAGAAAATACAGCGGCTGCATTCTTGCGTCACCGGAGCCTTTGGTCATGACATCGTAGAGTTTTCGGTTAGGTTGTGTATGAAGTTCATCCATCACAACGCCGTGAATATTAAAACCGTGTTTTGAGTAGGCTTCCGAGGAAAGAATCTGATAGAAGCTGTTTGTCGGCTGATAAATAATTCTCTTTTGTGCGGTTAAAATTTTGACCCTCTTGTTGAGAGCCGGACACATACGCACCATATCTGCGGCAACTTCAAAAACAATAGACGCCTGTTGTCTATCGGCTGCACAGCCGTAAACCTCGGCACGTTGTTCTCCGTCCCCACAGGTTAACAGAAGAGCAACCGCTGCCGCAAGCTCGCTGTTGTGCGTAGGCAAAAAAGAACGCCCTACCAGATACTGATGCGACGGACTGTCAACCTGAATGCACTGCATTCCACGATTTTCTA